CTTGCTGGCCAATTTGAAGGTTATTCAATAAGTCACATTTATCTTTGATGAATTCGATTGGTAGTTTTTGAGGATATTCATTGTCCGTTTGTACTACTAAGATTTGTTTTTTCATTTGGTTTACTCCAATTAGTTCTACTTCTGTTTTGAAATATACTTTTCCGATAATCTCTGCTTTGTCCATTTTACTATTTATTTGATTTATTAAATTTCTTTTTGCATCCAAACAAGATTGTCCTCGTTGGGCTGATTATCATCAGTAATTAAATAACCTCTTCTTTTATACCAACTTTGCATCCACGATTGATTTTCTGCCTGTAGATAAGCGCATTTAGCGCCTATTTTTCTGCCTATTTCTTCACGTATGTTTTGCAACTCGGTAGCAATGCCTTGATTTCTTGATTCTGGACTTACAGTTAGCCAATTAAGATAAACTGAATCTTTATCATCGTGATACCAATAAGCCCTAGCAAAAGAATTTCCTGTTTTGCCCATTATCAAAACTTCAAAACCCCAAGATTCATTTGTTATGTGATAAATAAAACTATCTGGAATAATTTCTGAAACTAATGCTTTTATTTTTTCCATTGTTTTTAATTAAACTACTGGTGGCACAAACTCCAATTTACTTTCAAATGCTATTTGTTTGATTTCTTCTTCGTGATCATCTACCAAATCAAGTATTCCAATAGCTGTTTTTTGGCTGACAAATTTACCAGCAACCGCATCCGATAAATAAGTCACTGTTTCAGCAATATCCGATGGCAAAATAGAATTGAATTGGATATCATAATACAAAGCTTTTCCTTCGGCTGCCATAGAGGTATTGGTGGTTTTTGTAACCCCTGAAATGATGATATTCAAACATCTTTCGATGAAAGTTCTAGTTGCTGATTGCTTTAAAGCTGCTTTGATGTCGGTGGCGATAAACATAAGTTTTACTGTTTTTTCTGCCACGTTGCCCAATGATTTCAATTTTTCCAAGGATAGGTTAGGAACTCCAGAACCATAAGCAATTGTATCTTCGAGTTTATCCAATTCAAGTTTATTGCTTTCTGGAGCTGTTGTCGCTTCAAGGAATCTAACATCACCTTTTATTACGGTTTTTCCATCTTCACCACCCAATGTAATAGGAATATTAAAATGTTTTCCGCTTTCTGATTTTTCCGGCATCGATATGTCTTTACCTTCAGTAATCAATATTGGATGTCCTGAATAATCATTTGCATCACCTAATTTTGATAAAGCTACTTCGTGCCTATCGATTGGAGATTTAACGGTGTACCAAAGCGGTTCATCTTGTGCATCATATACAATTGGAATTCTATCAAAGCCGTGAGGAAGATTTGTAAATAAAACATTGTCTTTGAAATGAATCATATTAGTTTCGTTCCAGATCTGAACATTAGCAACTTCTTTGTCGTTTTCTTTGGCTTTAAATTCCCACATAAAAAGCAACATATCGCCTGTTGAATCAAAATAAGGTGTCATTGTTCCTTTGGTATTATCCAGCACTTGTGCTTTGATTTCTTTTAGCGATGCTTTTAATCCCACTCCTACCAATACTTTATTCCAAAAAGAAGTAGGTGCAGAATCAACAATGTAGAATTGCATTGCAACTTGAGTTTGCGAAAACTTGATGATAGTTGCTTCTAAAAGTTTTGAATCGATGCGGTTTACTCGCCATATTTGTTTTACCAGTTTAGCCAAATCTTTTTCCTCTGAAGGAATTAATGTGATGGGTTTACCAATGGTAAATGCTGCCATTGTTTCAACAATATTCTGGCAGTGGTTGATGTATATTTTAACCATTTTAGAAACTTTCCCGTCTGATATTGTTTTATCTTTTTGAATTGTTTCAATTTGTTGATCTCGTTGGCTTCTGTCAAAATCTTTGTACTCTTTGACGTAGTTTTCGATGTCGCTTGATTTCTTAGTGCTTTGAGCTTTGATTATTTCAATGGCTTTTTGTGGCTCGGTTGCGAGTAATGCGATTATTTCTTCCATAGTGATTTATTTTAATAATTGATTTTTTCGATTTGTTCTTTAGTCATTTTATGCACAGTAACACCTTGGCTATTATGAGCGATGTGACCGTATCTAGCCATATCCCACATGTGATTCCATTTGTCAATAGGCTGATTGATTGAAATACCTCCTATCTCTTTCATTTTATAGTTCTGCTGCTCTTTGAGCGCTTGTTTATACAAATGATTTTTTACGATGTGGATCTTCTTTTTCTTCATCGAAGTAAGCCAGAACATCACCGATTTAGTTTTACTGATTTTGTAAGCGTGAACAAAGCCTTCATTCTTTAAACCTCTAACCATTTCGACGGTTCCTTTGTTTTCTCCGGTATATTTATCGGCAGAATCACAAGGAATAATGTCTTTGGCTGGGTCAATGTTTAAACTAAGCATTAATTCAGCTAATGCAGAAGGTGTTTCGATTGGTTCATACGATAATGGCTCAATCCAAATGTTGTATTCATCTTCGGCATATCTTCCAAGAGTATTTGGGTCGGTTGTAAATCCAAAGTCATTTGGATAAATTGGAGCTTTATCTTCTGGGAATTTATCAATCCAGAATACATTGGGAAATATCAATCCTTTCATGGCTCCACGTAATCCAAGGCCATAGATTTTCCAATAATCTTCATCGGCTGTGCCGTTTTCGATATTCGTTGGATGCGGTGGCGGTTGGTTTGTTTTACTGATTGGCTCTACTTTTCCGGTGGCTTTATTATAACAGTGAATGATGCTGTCTTTGACGATGTATGAACCAGGCTTCCAAGGTTCGGTAATTATGATTTCGTGCTTTTCCTGTGGCGAAATGAATTTGTTATCATTGAATGTAGTTCTTAAGAAAGCAACATCCGGACGGGTCAAAGCATTATCAAAAAACCAATGATCTGTAAACGACGGGTTATAATCTGCCCACCAGAATTTTCTACAACGCATTACTACTTGACTAAAAACCGATTTCTTGATGAACATCACCTCATTGAAGAAAGCATAGTCGCAACCTCCACCGTGTTTTCCATCGCCAATGAAATGTATTTTGGATTTGCCTATCTTGAAGCTCTTGATTTCTTCGGCATCGTGAAATTTATTTGGGAGTCCGTAATCATCCAATCTACGTTTGAAATCATCATATAATGTGGTTTTGAATTCGTTGTAGGTTTCACGGTAAATATTGATGGTGCATCCATCTATTTCAACAAAAAGACAAAGCCAAATAATAATATCTACACCAGACCAAGTTTTGCCAGAACGGGAGGAACCTTCGAGACCAGCACCACGAAATCCACGGACCAATTCGCCTTTTTCGTCGTATTCCTGACTTTTAATGGCATTGTAAAGTAGTGTGTAGTTGGGATTAGTTTCTTCGTCTAAAACACAAAGCCTATTTCTTGAAATATCGATGTCCCTTTCTTTCAAAAGAGTTTCAAGTTCCAATATTTCGGCATCTGTTAGCAAATGATTAAGTAGGTTTTAAAATGTCTTTATTCCATTGATGATTTTTAGCATCAAAAATTATAATCGGATTGAATATATTATCACAAAAAAGATCACCAGCTAAGAAATATGTCCTTTTCCCATCTTTGTTGTACCCTAATTTATTGGCTAATTTTACCAAAAAATTATATGAGTAATATGTTCTAGCTATTTTACAGTTCATATTCCCTGATTTGACTTTGCAGTTCCCTAATTTCATCGTTCAATGATTCATCGTTCCTGGCATTTATCATATAGCTTTCTCGAAGTTGTATTTTTTCGTTTAGCTTGGCTTGAAGTTCTTCCATTCTTGTTTTTGATTAAATTAGAGACTGCAGCAGCGTGATTTTTAACGTTTTCGACTACTGCCAAAGATTTTTCTGCAATTGATTTGAAACTTTGCGATACAATTATGGAATTCTGAACAAATGATCGCATCGTAATTATTGCAGCTTGAATCATAAACCTACTTGGCTTGCTTTTTAGAAGCTTTTTAGGCTTTTTGTTTTTATGAACCTGATAATAGTTTTGCACTCTCAATCAAAAGATGCTTGGAATGTTGTCGGAACTGGTTTATCTGGTAAGTACAAAATCGCTAGAATTCCATAC